CTCTTTTAATAAAGCATCTAATTTGGCTGTTTGCGCTTTTTCAATTGCTAAAATGTCAACGATTTTAAGTTGAGTCATTTGTGCTAATTCTTCAATAGAGTAGTTTTCAACAGTCAACTCGCAAAGCAATCTGATTAAATCTCTAACCCAAAACTCTAACTCTTTTTGTAACGGCTGAATTCGACTAATTGCAAAGTTACCTTTTAATTGTTGAGCCGTTGCCGTTTCTGAGGCGGTGGTTACGCCCCGTACAATGTCACTAATGCCCGTAATATCTCTAATCGAAAAAATTACGCGGTCTTTTCTGTCATTTAGTTGTGCAATTGTCGCGATGATTTCGCCGAGAGGCTTAAACATTACTAAATCTTGAATCTTTTGATTTCCAGTTGAAAGCATTGGCGTCATAGTGCCATCGTCACCATTAAATAAACCAACCATATCAGATTTTTCCGCAATTGACGAATAAAGACCAGTCGCCTTGCACTGTTCAACTAAAGAGCGTATGCGGGTGTCAATTTTGTTTAATTCTTCCGCTTGCGTTTTGTATTGTCTGTAAAGCGGAATTGGTCTTAAATCAATAGGATTAGAATTTGAGCCAAGTGGCGCGGCTATTGGAAAAAAATCTTTTAAATTATAAGGGTCTTCATCGTTTGAAAGAAGAGTGCCTCCACCGTTGAGCGTTAAGAATAAACAAGATTTTGTTTCTTTGTCCCAAACTTCCCACACTTCAGCCATGGAAAATAATTCATTGTTGTTTTTTTTATTTTTATCTTCACCCAATCTTGTCGCATTTAAAGCAACTGCATTTCCTTTTTTTTCACCAAAATCTTCAACTAATTCATCGCGGGTTTTATAGTGTCTAAAGGCTATCCATCGGACTTTTGACCATTCTTTGTCAGTTGACATTCTAAAATCTTTCCAATCAACATATTCAATCCTGCATTTCTTTTCAGAAGCATCTATTTCTTTTTCGCCATTTTCTAATGTAATTTCTTTTTCTGGATCATAGCAAACACGAGCCACGCCACGCCCACCTATTAAATAATCATCACGGCATTTACTAATTACAGTTTCGGCATCGGAATCTTTCAAATATAAATCAATTGAACGTTCCATCATCTCAGAAGCAACGCGATTAGTTTCGTTAGAGTCTAAAAATCTTTGTGTAATATTTGTTTTTGGAAGCCTAGAAAATAAAAGCGGGCGAAGTGTTTGTGTATTAGACCAGAAAACATTGTAGCGTTCTTCTGATTGTCCCTCATTGTTGTAAACTGTAAAATTTTCGCCCGCTTCTGTTTGCCATTTTTTCTCGTATTTGTCGGCATTTTCAATTTCTTTCGTCCATATGTCAACAAGCCCAGCATCACCCTTAGAGTGCGTTAAATCTTCTTTATTTTCAACTTGTACACCTTGCATTTATGTGAAATCTAATATTTGTCATTTCGGTGACGCGTGCAAGCCTCTGATTTTTATTTTTACTAAATAATTATATTAGTCAAGTGATTTTCTGTTTTTTTTCTTAATTTTCTTTTTAAATCTTTGTTTTCTGTGATTAAAGCTTCGCATTTGCGTTCAGCTTCCATCATTCGATTAATAATGAATTGATGATCAAGCTGTCTTTCGTTTGCGCGAATTAGCTCTAATTCTAAATTTTCAATTTGTTGTTTCATATTTTTATTTTTACTCAATAGCTTTGTTTGTCAACAATTATTTTTTACTGTGAGCATAATTTTTAGGAGTAAAATCTCTGTACCATTGTTCTTCAAGAGCCATTTGAGTTTTAGGAACTTCAACAACAATAGGGCGAGACATACAGAGATAGCGCAAAGTATCGACGGCATGATCTTCTAAATCACTATTTAAATCTTCGGGCTTAGAATTATCATATTGCATGATCGGAAGCGTTCTAATTAAATTCTTGCAAGTGTTGACAAAATATAAAAGCGGTTTGTTATCTTGTCCGCTAAATCTTGCCCTTATTTGTTGCCAGCCTGCTACCCTTTTATTGTCCGCTGATTGCCAGTAAATTTTTTCTTTACTCATTTGTTCCGCAATTGATTCGCCACTTGAAACATCAAATATTGCAGGATCCGCAACCATGTTGTCCATTTTTTCACCCTGTTGCATTTCCTTTGTATTTTTAGCGATATCGCCAGCGTGCATTTTTAACCCTTCGTTTGCTTTACCTGTGCATCCGTAGAACTCGCGATATATAATAATCGCACCCCTTGGAAAGCTTCGTTTTATACCACCACAATCAACAAGCGAGCCGTCCGACACCGCACCCCAAAGAACACAAAAAGGTTTAGAATAGCCCCAATCAAAAGCGCGAATCTTAAACCATTCGGGCGGAATAAAAAAAGGCTCGACAATATGCTTATTTTTGTCAAAGTTATCAAAATAAGCCCCGTCGATGCAATCCCAATCTCCATCTAACATTGCGCGCGCTAATGCACCGCCCAAGCCTTCGAGTTTAGCAGCATAAAGTGGATCGTTCAAAGTCATTGTTGGATTATCAGCAAGTTTAGCGGGAATAAATTGCCTCAGCATTCCACCCTCACTATCTGGCATCTTTCTTATTTTCATTGGCTCACAGCCATCAATAAAAGTTTGTTTTACAAAATCATGTCCAACGCCCCCGGGATTCGAACCGCAAATAATTAATGGCAATTTTCCTTTAAATTGTGCTGGGACTACAAGCGAACCTAAACGGCACCTGCCTCTTAAAAATTTGTAGATTTTCTCGCTAAAATGCGTGAGTTCATCAATTAGCAGTATGTTAATTTCTGCACCCTGATATTTTGTTAAATCTTTCTCGTGCTGGCAATGGCATAGATAAATATTAGAACCATTCCAGAAGCTTATCGCTTCATTTGTAATACTGCAATGTTTAGACTTAATAAAATCAGCAAGCAAAGCATTAAAACCACTTGCTCCTTCAATGTGATTTTTTGCGATATCTGAAAATAAACGACGAAATAAATAAATTTGACAATTAGAAACTTGAAGCGCATATGATATCGCAATTAATCGCATTGCGTGTGATTTACCACCTCCGGCCGCACCACCATAGAGTATCTCAGTAGCTTTACTAAAAAATAGATCTTGTTGGCGTTTGTGTAGTTTATTTGCCATTTATATTTTGCAAAATATGTTTAATTATTGGCACAGTAAAACTGTTGCCAAGAGCTTTGTATCGCTGTGTATTACTTATGCCCTCACTATAATTATCTGGAAAACCTTGCAATCTTTCGCATTCAATTAATGTTAATTTTCTTACTAACTCTTTAATTTCATATAATCCTGTTTTTGCTCCACGCCCACCGCCGTTCGCAGATAGACAAACACTTTTACTATCTACTGAATAAATTCTATCTGCTTGTCCACCTTTATTAAAATGTCCAACTCTAATTGGTTTTTTTAAAATTAATTGTCTTTGCCCATGATTAAAATAGTTTTCTGGGCAGGCTCTTGAATAAGTTGCAGTTATGCAATAAGATTTAAGCCTTTCAGTATCTCCACTTTCGATGATGTCTTTTAAAACAATTCCCTTGTCTTGCGGTTGTTGAATATTTGGAATATTTGTCCAATATAGTCTTTTTCTCATTTGAGCTGTCAACAAAGCGGAGTTGATCATAATTGGTTCAACTCCTAAAAGTTCGCTAATTTTATCCTTCCATTCTTTTTTCATTGAATTAACATTTTCAAAAAGAAAATATTTTGGTTTGCAAATTTCTAATGCTTCTAAACATTTTGAGAATAAACCGCTTCTTGCCCCCTCCAATCCTTTTCCATCTCTTTTAGCAATTGATAAATCTTGGCAGGGAAAGCCTGCAATTAATAAATCAACATCTTTGAATTGCTTAAAATCAATATCATTAACATCTCCAATCTGAATAATATCCGAGTGATTACTTTTAGAAACTTGAATCGCAAATTTATCAATTTCTGAAGCATAATATTCGCATTCAATACTTAATTCTTTTAAAGCTTGTCTAGCTCCTGAAATTCCGTCAAATAAAGATAAAACTTTAATCATCGGAAACAATTAGTTGAAATTTTGGGACCGTTAGATGTTCAATCTCATTCTTTAAACTAAACTCATCTTTAGCTTTTCTTTCAGCATACCATTTAGCAGTCGAAACATCGCCATCAATAATAGCTTTATTAATTAATTTTATCGACGCAATAAGTGGCGTTGAGCGATAATAATCAACTTTGTCGGCAAATTTAGGGTTCTTTTTTAGAAATTCATAATAAGTGTCTCTTGAGATTTCAGCAATATTACAAGCATGAGTAATATTAAAACCCTCTTTAAGAGCTTGTTCAAGTTTTGCTACGACGCTTTCTGTTACTACCGTTGGTCTTCCAGAGTCTTTATATCTTTGTTGATGCTTTGTTGGCCGACCATTTTTTTTTCTGATTTGCTCCTTAATTGTCATTTCTTTTTAAACTTTAGCATTTTATTAAAATCATTCACTTCTAAATTAATCATCAACAATCTTTTCGGTTGCTTATCTTTCCTAGAAATTCTGCATTCAATCTTTGGTTTCCAAACACTATTTTTTAATTGCTCTTCTAAACTAGCAATTTCTTTTTCTTTTGCAATAAATTCGCAAATAGTAATTTCGGACATAATTTTTTTTATTTTTAACCAAGTGCTAAAAAGTTATTAAATTAGTTTTAATTGTCAAGTTAAATTTAATAAATGAAGGTTAGTTAAGTCTTATTCCAAGATTCGAGCGAGCTGAAGATACAGAAATCCCTATCACTAGAAATTCCTGTAAAAACTTATTCCTGAGTTCTCGCTCGCAGTTTTTTAACAGATCATATTAGAAACCTAAACATCATTACAACATTTAAGAGGCGGGTTAGCGTTCTCCTTTTTCATTTCTCAATCTTCTAACGGTCGCAATTGCTTGCACTTAGCCCTTGTAGCTAATATAAAAACACCAAGGGTTTTATCACTTTTACCAATCAGAGGCTAAATAATTAATTTAACATTCAAAGTCAATTTGAGTAAGTTTCTCGCTTTTTAAAACCACTAGAACTCGACACCCTTTTTATTTTATTGATTGTAGGGCATTGTTAATTAGCTATTTTGAGCTAACTTATTTTATTTTTATAAATATCGAGTTGTTTAATTGTTTTTGAAGAGGAGTTTTTAGGCTCCGCTTCTATAAAAACAAAATAACCAATGCTGGATATGACGGGTAATTAGTCCGCTACCAATATAATATTTATTAAAAAATACTTGTCAAATACTTTTTTTATTTATTTTGATACAACCCTCATTTTTTTCTTGACATCATTTTACGCAAATTAATTCTTATTAACTTCTAATAATCCACTAATTTAATCACATTCTAAATCATTTTATTCACAAATTATTTTAATTTATTTTTAATCTTTTTTTTTATTATTTTTTTAGGCCAACTTAGAAACTCTAGGTTGGCCTCATTTTGAACAATCTTTAAAATAATTTAATTTAGTGCTTGACATTGATAATTTTATGATTCATAATATGTTTTGTGAAATGAATTTAATTTATTTCGAATATTAACTCAATTAAACAAAATATGAAAAACTTTAAAAAACTTTTAGAAATTCAAAAAAACAAAGCTCAAAGTATAACTGATAATAAATTTTATACTGATGAAGAAAAAATTGAACGAATTAATAATTTATTTGTCGGCGATGAAGATTTGACAGATTTAGAAGAGTTTAAAAATAATCAAGATTTAGATTTGATGCAAGATTTAAGAGTTGAAGTAATGAATGATTTTTTTAATAAATTTTATTAATCATCTTAAAAATTAATATTAACTCAAATAAAAAAATATGAAACAATATTTGCAATCCGATTTTATTCGAATCACCAAAAAAGAATATGATTCTTTAAGTGATTCACAAAAAAAACTTTGCATCCTTTCAAAACAAAAGGGCAAGCACTGGCAATATTTTAAACCTAAAACTTTAACTAAATAAAATATGACAAAACTACAAAAAGCGCGAAAAATAAAAGAAAAACTTGAAAATCGCTTAAACACAAACAAATTCAAATCAACAACCGCAAAAAGATTGTTTAATCTTAACGAAAAACTTATTGAACTTGAATTTGAAAAATATCTTAAATTTAAAAAACGGGTTAATAATGTATAAAATTTATTTAACAATCGCAATAATCGCATTATTTTGTTTCAAGCAATCGCACGAATCAAAGAAATATAAAATTGAGCCTGCGAATCAAATGCAATTCAACGCAAAAGAACTTCATGCCGTCATTGCTGATGTTTGGAATATTAACAATTAACTTAAAATATATGTCAAATCTTTTTATAAAATACCCAAACGACGCATACAAAAGCGTCGCAGGACAAGAAACAATTGTAAACTTGCAAAGTGTAAAATTTATTGAAAAAAGTGATTCATGTGATTATTTAGATCCGACCACGACCAAAAGCAGAATAGAAATTTATTGCGTTCATTTTCATATTTCTCAAGAAAATTATTTTTCTTACAGAACTAGAGACAAAAAAACTCGCGATGATTTTTTTGATGCTATTTTGCAAAAACTTTCTTTAAACAATTAACTTTAAAAATATGAAAACACAAACAAGACAACAAAAAAATGATTATGCAAAAGCTCATTATCGTAAAAATAGACTCAAAATTAATCAAAGAAGCAAATTAAACCGCGACCGAAAGCAATTAGAGCAAAAACTTTATAAATATGGCTTCTTTTTCCTTTTAGCGATAATTTTCGCCCACTTAATACTAATACAATTTTAAAATAATATGATTATAAAACTTAAACAAAATTCAATTCTAAAACTTACAGTTGAAACACAAGTAAAGGAAGCCCTCGCACTTAGAAAGGGTAGCGTAGGTGGAACAAAATCTTTAATTGATGAAAGCAATGTTTATTCTTTTACAATTACTAAAAGGGAAATTAAACGAATTGCCGACGAGAACGGTATTGAAACTTTAAAAAGGGGGCAAAATGTCCATTAATAAATATAAATTTCAAGATGCTTTCTATACTCTAAGCAATTGCATAGACCATTTGAAGCTTCTAAAAGAAACGAAAAAAACTGGGACTTCATTTATACCGCTTAACATAAATTTAACTGCTTCGGAAGCAATATTTTCAAAAAGACTTCCAAATCTTTTTGAACAATATTTAGAAATAATTGAAACTATGGAGGAAAATGTCTAACATGTCTTATTGTCGCTTCCGAAACACTTTTCCAGATCTAAAAGACTGCGTCGAATCTTTACACGAAGTCGGTATCAACGACTTACCAAAACTTGAAAAAGATTATGCTTTAAAAATGCGTGAACTTTGCGAGGAATATTTGGAATTAACTGAAATTAAGGAGCAAAATGGTTAAAATCTTTCTTTTACTCTCAATAATCACGGTTAGTTTATTCTCACACAAAAATAATAAACTAACAACTGAAGCTTATTATAACTACGCTTGCCCGAAGCATTTTGATGTTTCTTGCGATAATATTAACTTAAAATAAAAAATATGAAAAAAATAATAATACAAATTATTTTAACATTATTGATATTTGCTGGATTTTTCTCGTTAAATATTTTAATAATTAATAATTGGCTTGATGTCGTGGCTGTAATTCTTGGAATTTTTCTTGGTGAAATTCTTGTGCGATTAATAGTTTATGTTGGTCAATATTTTTTAAAAAAAATTAATTAAAATATGAAAATCTCAAACAACAACAAAAAGTTTATAATGCTTTGCGCGGTCATAGCCACCGCAATTTTAATAATTTACATTTTGGATTTGCATAAATACAAAACCAATTGTAAAGCGCTCGAAAATATCGATAAAATCGAATTAGAAACACGCTTGCATGAGTTAATTGATAAAAATGAGCAATTAACAAAGCAAATTGAAAATGATGCTGTAGCAATTAAGCATGCGCAAAATCAAATCAACGAATTTAGAGTTAAGTGTAAAAATTGCACTTATCATTTATCAACAAATTGAGAGAATTAATATGCAAAACTTAAAAGAAATACAAATCGAGATTAAGAAAGAGCTGGGCGGGGCAAGTTTGAATCATTTACTTAATTATTTAGAAGAAGAAATTGGATCTATTGTTGTGCTAAATTATTGTGGTTGTCTTTACATTAATTTTAATTATTGCGGAAAATATTTTGATCAAGATTTTATCTTACTCAACGACCAAAACCAAGCACTTAACATTTTCGGACAGTCGGAAGAATTCCAAAGAAATCTTTACGACGCAATACAAATTATTAAAAATATTAACGATAAATAAAAAAAGTATGAAAATAAAGGAACTGATAGAACAACTTAAAAAATATGACCCTGAAATGTTAGTCGTGGTGAATGGATATGAAGGGGGGCGGGATGACATCAATATAATTAAAGAAGAAATTTTAATTGAAGAGCAAAATAATCCTTGGTATCAAGGAAAATATTCTTACTTTGAAGAAAAAGAAGATAATCCCGACAACGCTATTAATGCAATTAGTTTATGTGCGGAATAATTTAACAATAAATAAAACATATGAAATATATCTCATTTTTATTAAATTTAGCGCTAGGGCTAGCGCTTCTACTAACTGACTCACATTTGTTTGCAATCTATTTATTTGTCAATTTTTGTTTGTTGGCAAAAATAATACACGAAAATGTTGATGCAATTTGCGATAAAATTAAACGAGAAAAATAACTTGATTTATTAATTTAGCTTTGTAAATTGGTAAAAAATAATTTTTCATATTGTTTTTAGTAAAAAGGGTTAATATTTTGGCAAGAGGGGTTTCATATCCCCTCTTCGCTTACTTGTGATGAGGCTATAAATTCGTATTTCCTCAAGAATGCGGTTGCTGTTTATAGCTTCATCGCTGGAAAGCGAAGCACGCTACACTGCTTGATGAGATACAGCGGTAATAAAGTTAGTAGCTTTCCTTCTTAAATCTGGTGCGAGCGGATTTATATTTTTATGGGGCTAATCCCGCACGATTAGCCTCGCCAAAATCAAAGCGTGCGGTCATGACAGATACTAAAATAAGAGACTCAAAAGGAAATATTTATAATTCATGCCATTTTATCGACAAGATAATCCAATTTTTAGATACTCAAATTGAAAATGCTAATGCTATTAAAATTGAGCTAGAAAATGTTAGGGCAATTAATAGCGAGCTTAGGAAGGAATCGTCTGAGGGAGATTACAAAGATAAGCTTAAAATAGTTGAAGATTATTTAGGAGTTAATTTTGAGGGTCGTTATGGACAATATTTTGTGTCGGGAGTAAGAGATATTGCTCATAAAATCAAAGAACTCGAAAAAGAAAATCAAGAATTAAAGGAAGAAATAAACAATTTAACTAACAACAATTAACCGTGGAGCATATGAAAAACATCTTATCTTTAAATTTACACACAACAGGATTCTGGTTTAGAATATTTGGTTATGGTATCTGCATCAGTTATCTTGCAAACCCCTTATATTTTCTTAGGTCAAGTTCAAAAGTTAATTTCTTAAAAATAGGTAAATTTTACATTTATCTTTTGACTAACAAAAATTAATAAATATTATGAAAGGGCATTTTATGCAAAAAAAGGTAGGTTCAACAATGATTAATCAAGAAATACAAGACAAAGCAAGCAAAAAAATAGCTGACACTCTCGAATTATTAGAGATGGCTGGTTATGATAAAAAACACATTGATGTTATTCGCAAAGCTATGTGGAGTCTTTTTGATTTCTCAATTTTAATAAACAAGGTAGGTTCAAATGACAACTCAAATATCACAAAATAAATCTTTTATACTTTACCAAGAGTATCAAAAAAATATTTCTATATTAACACAAAATCAAAAAGGCGATTTACTAGATGCTATTTTTTCTTATAACGAGGGAATAGAAATTGAACTTGACCCAATTGTAAAAATGGCATTTTCTTTTATAAAATCCGATTTAGATAGAAACAAGGCAAAATATCAAAACATCATCGAACGCAATAAAATCAATGGTGCAAGTGGTGGAAGACCAAAGAACCCAGAGAAACCCAAAGAACCCAGTGGGTTATTTGGCAACCCAAAGAAACCCAAAGAAACCCTTAATGATAATGATAATGGTAATGATAATGTAAATAAAGATGATAATAAGAATGAACATGATAATTTAAATAATAATTCTAAAGGTGTCGAAATCGACACGGTTAAAACTAAAAAATTCATAAAACCAAATATCCAAGAAATTAAAGATTATTGCTCAGAAAGAAAAAATAACATTGACGCAGAACACTTTTTTAATTTTTACGAAGCTAGAGCATGGAAAGATATTAAAAACTGGAAAGCTTGCGTTATTACTTGGGAAAAAAATAAAAATAAATTTACAAATAACAACACACAAAAACCAATAGGAATGCCAAAACCTCAATATGACAACCCTGACTATTACAAAAACGATGGAGGTTGGAATGATTAACATTAAAGAATTATTTACAAAAAAAGAAGTGCATTGCGAAAAACACGGTATTAGAAATATTTTTACACATAAAGACGCTAAAGCTATTTGCGATGAATGCTTAAAAGATATAGAGCTACAAGAACAAAAAAGACTAAAAGAAATCGAAGAGGAAAGAGCAATTGAAAGAAAAAAAAGACAAATTGAGCAAATATTTTCGCAATCGATGATTCCACCACGCTTTCAAAGACATACATTTGAAACTTTTATTGCTATTACTTCTGAGCAAAAAAAGAATAAACAGGCGATGGAAGATTTTGCAAAAAACTTTTTACAAAATTTGGAAGATGGAATTTCGGTTATACTTTCTGGAAAAGTTGGAAATGGAAAAACTCACCTTGCTTGTGCAACAGCAAATTATATTATCGCTAATTTCGGCAAAACGGCACTTTTTTTAAGCGTAGTCGATGCCTTTTCTAAAATTAAAGCTACTTATACCAAAAAAAGCGAAATAACCGAAATCGATGTTATAAATCAATTTTCAATGGTTGACCTTTTAATACTCGATGAGTTTGGTATTCAGATTGGAAGTGAACACGAAAAAATGTTATTATTCAGAATTATTAATAAACGCTACGAAAATTTAAAACCAACAATTTTAATTAGCAATTTATCTCCCGCAGAAATTAAAAACTTTGAGGAAAGGATATTTGATAGATTAAAAGAAAATGGAATCTTGCTTTCATTTTCAAGCGAATCCAACCGTAAAAGCAAAAAAATATGAAAAATCTTATAGAACAAGAGGAATTAAATGCTATCGTTGAAGAGCAAATAAACGCTTTTTTGGCTGACCCAAGTAAACATTATTTACAAGATCAAGCAAAAACCGAAGGTTGGCTTGGTTCAAAAATACCAAGAGACCATAGGGGATTATTAGGTTATTATCGCGCTAGTTTTGGCAAGCAAATAAAAATATTAAATAAAATTGATAACATTATACCAATATATCAAACGCAATTTGTAGATTGGTTTAGAAGTGATTTTTTTAAAAATGAAACTTTGCGAAATGGCTTTATATCAAATAATTTAACCAAAAAAGAACATTTTGAAATTATCAAATCTTGCAAATTATAAAACAAAATTCATCTTTTAACTTAGATGAGTTTATTA